GGTGATCTACCATGGCATAAACTAGGTAAAGTGCTAGATATACCACCATCAACTGAAGAAGCACTGGAACTAGCAGAGCTCAATTGGAAAGTACATAAACAAGAAACATACATACAAGCCAAAGAAACTGAAGGTAATCTCATAGGATGTGTTCAGCCATTTGATGAAGTCTTGCTAGATACAGGAGAAGACTTCAAAACTGGTTATTATTGTACCTATAGAATCCAGGATGATATGCCAGTAATACTCGGACATGTATCCAGCCGTTATGAAGTACTTCAGAACATAGAAGCATTTCAGCCATTTGATGAAGTCTTGTTAGATGCAGGTTACACTTATGAGACAGCAGGAGCAGTAAAAGATGGTAAAAGAGTATGGATATTAGCAAAAGCACCTGAAAGTGCATTAGTAGGGGATGACAAAATAGAACCATACGTATTATTATTTAATTCACATGATGGCTCTACAGCAGTTATAATGAAACCTACAATAGTAAGAGTAGTTTGTAACAATACATTAGAAGTAGCATTAAAATCAAGCTGGCAGGTCAAAATAAAGCACACAACAGGAGTAAAAGACCGTCTAGACAACTTAACCAAAGCACTTTCATCCGTAGAGGGTAACATAAGAAAATCTGTAGAAGTTATGAATATGATGACAGATATCAGTATGGGTGTACATGATGCAACTGAATACTTCGAAAACGTATTTCCTAAATTAGTTAATAGAGGTATTGAGACCAGAAATCCACTAACTGGTAGAAAAGATCCTGATTTCCAACAAGCTATTTATGATAAACTTCTCACAAACTTTGTAGCTGGTAGGGGAAATAAAGGCTATAATCTTTGGCATGCTTATAACGCAGTAACAGAGTATGTTGATCATAATAAGTCGTACAAAGATTGGGTCGAATCAGTAGGATTCGGATGGGGATCTAAGGTAAAGCTAGATGCATTCACAGAAGCTAATAATTTAGTGAGTGCTGACACAAAAGTGATTGAATACGTTAATTAAATGTATTATATTTAGGCACCATCTAAGTTAAATAAGGAGACTAAATGGTTAAATCAACGGACAAGTTCTACCCTACCTCATCTCGGGAAGTAAAAACAGACAATCCGCACATATTATTATTGTACGGCCCACCTAAAATAGGTAAAACTACTATGCTATCAAAGCTAGACGGCTGTTTAATAGTAGATACAGAAAAAGGAAGTCATATGATTAAAGGACTCATAGCAGAAGTAAACAGCTATGAAGAATTTAAGTCTTTCATTGCTGAAGCATATGAACACAGGAAAGAATGGGGGATAACAGAGAGGTACCTGGCTGTAGATACTATAGATAAACTAGTAGACTGGATAGAGCAGGAAATAGTAGCAAATCACAATAATGAACATCAACAGAAAATAGAATACTTTGGTGATCTAGCCTATGGTAAAGGATATGCTATACAAAGAGACAAAATAACCAAAATCATAAACCATCTAGAAATGATCACAAAGTACATCATCATTATTGGACATAGAAAGCTAGGAAGTACAGATGAAGCAGGTATAGTAAGTCCACAATCACTTGATCTAACTGGCAAGCTGAAAAACATGCTAATGTCAAGAAGTGATGCAATTGGGTATGTCTTTAGAGATGATGATGAAAACCTTAAAATATCCTTTAAATCCGATGGTACACTCGAAGCTGGCAGTAGATGTAAGCATCTCAGAGGAAAGGTAGTAGACTTTGAATGGAATAACATATACATCAATGAAGGAGACTAAAAAATGGCAATAACAGGAACGAATGCACCATCCAAAAGCAGCAACAATGGTAAAGGATATTTCGTAAATCATTTTACCGTTGAGTTAGTAGAACAGCAGTCCAATCAATATAAAGACACCAGTATCATGGTAAAGGCAGTAGATAACGAAACTGAATTCGTAAAAACCTTCTTCATAAATGGTAATTATGAAAGAGACGAGCAGAATTCTGCTGTTATTGGCTGGAAATTTCCTGAATTAATAAATGACTTCTTCCATAGAATAGGATCTAAGCTTAATGTAGGAGACAACGGTATAATTTCTGATGAATCAATAGATGATGCCAAAGGTAAGGAATTTTATGGTATTGTCTATTACAGTACAGGAAAATACAAATACAATTGCTGGAACCAAATAGCTTCCATTGATGAAGGAGACGAATACCTCGCAGACGTATTTGAAGTAGAATTAGGCAAAGGCTATCCGAGAGACTTCAAAAAGTACGGTATTAATGATTCGTCAGACACAGAGTTTAACTATGGTGCTAATGTTAATTCCACAAGCTCCATTGATAATCTATGATTACTGTAGATTCAATGCTAATCGAATGGTTAGAAAGCAGGGTAACAAATGGTTGCCCTGCCATAGCAACTCATGAATTCGATGATGCAAGACACTATATGAATAGGAAGTATAAACGAATGCATACTACTGCTACCATAGAACGTGCGTGGAGAAAACTCAGAGAAGAAAAACAAATAAAAACATTAGATGCAAGCATACTAGGGAGCAAAGAAAAAAGATGGTGGATAGTGAAAATCAATACATTGAAATCGCAGTAGGACACCCAAGAAATCGTGGCACAATAATAAGAAAATCAGAATTACAAAACTATATGACAAACGGACAACCATTATTCCGTTCATATTATAGTTATGATAATGAAGTAGTAGAACACTTTAAGTCACGAAAAACAATCAAAAACTTTGCAGGTAAGTATTATCTTGATAGAATCATATTCGACATAGATAAAGGAACGAATAGTGATAAGCTTACTCTGCAAAAAGTAATTACATTTATAGATGGGTTAAAAGTAATACATAGTGTTCCAAAAGACTGGATCCAAATATGGTTCAGTGGCAGAGGCTATCACATAGTAATCCCAGATATATTTGGATTTGAACCCAGCAGTACACTCCCTCAAGTAGTAAAGATAAATCTAGAAACTAATTTTCCTGAAGCCGACAATATTTATGATGGAGCCAGGCTTATAAGAGTTGGTTTTACCGTAAATGAAAAGACAGACGGATATTATAAGACACCTATAACATATAAAGAGCTTACTACATTAAGCACAGAAGAGATAAAAGAACTATCCAAAACAATAAGAGGCGATTATATATTCAATAAGATAGATAGTGATACTACCTTACTGCCTATTATTAAATCAAAAGAGATAAAAAGAGTAAGTAAAGAACAAACAGAGTTTGATCCAACAGGTGTAATAACATGTGTACAAAACATGTGGAAAGAAGGAGACGTACCTGGTAATAGGCATAAGAAACTTCTTAGAATGGCAAGTCACTACTTTAGAAATGGTATCCCAATGGATGGCACTAACTCCATGTTAACTAGTTGGGCAGATAGCTTAGACTCCTCTGAAGTAAAAAGAATCGTTAAAGATGTCTGGAACAAAGGATATAGGTACGGATGTTTTGATTCTGTAATGGATAAATACTGCGAATCAAAATGTATGCTATATTCTAATAAGCAAAAGAATGTTGACGGCTTAGTACCAATCTTAACTGCACAGCAAATGGAGCAAAATTATATCCATAGGCTAAGAAATAATGTTAAGAACAAAGGATTTAATTTGGCAGATATCTATAATCTATCAGGAGCAGACTACTGGATACTACCAGGAGATATGGTAATAATAGAAGGAGATACAGGCTTAGGTAAAACATCATTTGTACAGAATTGGGTAGTAGGTACAGAATATTTAAAAGTACTGTGGCTTACTCTAGAAAATACTGTAGATCTTATGTACAGAAGATTCTTACAGATAGCAATGGGTAAAACAAAAGAAGAAGTAGACAATCACTATCTTAATAATGATAACACATGGAGTGACGTATTATCGCATATTAACTGTATGTCAATTCCACCTACTATTAAATCAATAGAACAACAAGTAGCACAACTATCCCCACAAATATTAGTAGTAGATACTATAGACTGCATAAGAGTATCAAAATACGTTCATGATGGTATGTTTAAGATTGATTCTATCATAGAAGGCCTACGTAACATAGCAACTCAAAAGGACATTATAGTAATTGGTGTAAGTCACATAAGTAAAGCTGATTCTAGAATGGGAGCTCTTGATGTACATAGTGGTAAGGGGTCTAGTTCTATTGCTCAAAAGGCTGACAAAGTAATATCCATTGAAGGAAAACGTAACGCAATTAATAGAACAATTATAAGTCAAAAGAACAGGGATGATTCACGTTTCAGGATATCATGTGATTTTGATTTTTCTACGTTTAGGTTTAAGCAAGTAGAATTACCATTCACAGTGTTTCCCTCAGATAATAGATAAAGGAACATAACTATGGCAAAAGTGAAAGGAATGTTATTACAAATCAATCACTTAGGCAGCAGCTCAAAGGAAACATCAGGAATACAGTTAATAATCTTTCACTTATTCTCTTTCACACTTATCCACAGCGAAATAGCAGGTAGCCACTTAAGCTTCGGATTTGGACTAATACCTGTTGAAATATCTATGCAGTTTAGTTTTTGGGAAGGTAGGTATGGACAATATAAGTAAAGAAGGAAGCATGATAATAAGGTTCTCCATAAATGAAGTATCAAAATTACTATACGCTTTAAGGTATGTCATAACCAATAAAACTCAAAAGTCAAATGAAAGCAGAGAATGGATAGACAGTTATGGAGAACTAATATCAGACATAGAAGGAATGTTAAAAAAATATGAAAAAGCAGAATCAGCAGAGAGGAAGAAGGAATCGTCAGAGGGGAGCAGAGTTACAGAGACAAGTAGTTAAGACTGCCAAAATATATGGTTTAGATGCTTGGAATAGAGATCGAGGTGGTGCTCAGCACGAACAAGGAGATGTTGAGATAAGCACAATCTACTTTGGCTGCAAACGTCGAAAAAGCTGTGCCCAGTGGCTATATCCTGAGAAAGATGAATGGGGAGTATTCTTTAGAGAAGACAATGGTAAACTAATGGTATCTATTCCAGCTGAGTTCTTGTTTGATCTTATGTCTGAATTTCTATATACCTCAACTGACCATATTAGAGATAGGATTAACCCAAATTGGAGAGATAAATAATGCAGATAGCAACATGGATAGCAGATATATGGTTATTAGCATGCAGTTTGATACTCATAGTAGTCTCTATTTTCTTTATAGCACTAGGAGTTGTAGCAATTGGAGACTACATAACAAACAGAAAAAGATAATTATTAATGGAGTCTAAAATGCTCAAGAAACAAACTCATAAGCAAAGGTAGTTGGCGTGGTGGTAACAGCCAAGACTCCATAATTAGAGGGAGAGTGCTCTTCACTTCAACCGCATGTCCAAAGCGATGCTCCTAAGAGTGCTTTCCCTCATAATATTAAAGGAAGGAGTGCCTACTCCGTAAGGACTGGCAAGGTTAATGGTCTCATCCATGACCTCCTCGACCTATAAGTGCTCCTTCCTTCCCTATTAGAAACAGAAAAGGAGACGAACAATGGCAAAAGCAGGGAGACCCAAAGGAACCACAAGAGCTAACGGATACAAAGTGTCAAGCGGAAGACCTAAAGGAGCAAAAAACATAATCCGTAAGACAGAAGGATCAAAGAACAGAACCCGCAAGACAAAAGGTTGGAATCTATATAAACTACCTAAATCTTGGGGTAAGTGGATCTAAACTAAAAACAAAGTACGTCTAAGGGGTGTAAAGGCTGTTACAGCTTTTATATCCCCCTAGGCGTTTTTTTTACACGTAGCAGTAGCTCTAATTGCTCGTATATGGAACTTTTACTAGAAATAGGTAGGTAGGGTTAGGTTCTATATAAAAATCCGAAATTTGGCAAAAAAACCAAAACCAGATTTCGATTATTCAGTTTCTAAGTAAAAAGGTACTACCACCAGATTTTGGTTGAGTTTTCAGTGATGGTTTACTTATTTAGCTTCTCCTAGAGATTCTTCTGATAGTATGTCTTCTTCTGAACCTCTATGATACTGTATAATTCCCGTTGGTGCTAATGCTGGTTCTTCTCTTCTCTTAATAAGTTCTTTGCTTATCCTATGAATAGGAACACCAGTAGCTTTTTCTACCAGCATAGAGGGATATTCTAGTGTACCTTTGATATCTCTGGCTATTCTACCGAAAGGAAACCACGTCCATACATGATAATCTGCAAATCTACCCCAATCGTTCTTAAGTAAAGCACCCAATGGCCCCAAGATATGTCTAGCAATAGGAGGAGAAACAGCCTGTAGAGGAGCTATTGGTTTTGGAAGAGTACCAAAGAAGGCACGGTCACGCTCATGCTCATTACCAAAAAGGAGATCAGACATATCCTGTACATAGTTCCAAGGAGGTGGCAAAGTAGACTCAAACATAGTAAGCGGGAACGCAGTAGCCATCGAGAACATAAATAAATCTGCCAGCCCCATACGCTTGAAACGATCAAACTCAGGAGTACCAGGTTGATAATCATATAACTTAGCACCCTTATATATATCTTTTCTAAACTTTAATGAGTTCCAAGCCCATAACTGAAATCTTGAGTAAACTCTGCCAAGTGACGTTCTAGAAAAAGCAGGTCGAGCTGCATTATTATATAAATACTGAGTACCCTCTACACCCTTCATAGCCATCTCAATTAACCAGGGATCATCACGTTCAAATGCTACCTTATTAGCAGATAGCACTTCCATAGCATTAATATAATGAGCTAAGAACGCTCTTCTTCTTAGCTTCTGCTCCATAAACTTCATAAACCATGCTGACTTCTCTATCCAAGCCTTAGTAAAGCCATGCTTATTACCAATCTCAAATACTGAAGCTCTAGAGATCTCAGTACCATCCTTATTGACTCGTGCAATAAGATCATTGATAAAGTTAGCACCCCTCTTACTTCGGAGAGCTGGGTTAGCTTTTAGTTCAGATCTTAAAAATGATTCAATAGCACCATGTCTCTGGGTAAACGCAGTATAATAGTCCCAATCACGACTTTCAGGATCACCTTTCTTCATAGGAATGTTGGAATTAAGAAAATCAAGACTACCAGCACTTTTCCAGTGTCTAAAGCCAGTAGATATCAGAGTATTGAGAGAACCTCCCCAAAAGTTATTTGCCATTGTTTTTGTATGTGTTAATAATGTCATAAGCTCCCACTTAGCTTCTAAATTAGAGAAAAGATTAAGCTTGTAGGAAAGATCGTCTTCATTTAGAGTACCATCTTCATTCTTCCTTACCCAACCCTTTCCACCAAACCACTTAGTTGCTATCTTATCCATCTTTTTCTTAACATGTTGATCAGATAGTAAATAGTAAAGAGTATTCTTAACAGGAAAATTTCTGTCTGCTATCCAGTTTTCTGGCATACTAGACTTATACCCTAAAATATCTCTTAAATGTAAACGTCCAAATCTTGCCCATTGTTTTACTTGATCGGGCTTAAAAGTAGTTTTTGCAGTTTCGGAAAAGTCTTCCATAATTCTATGACCTGAAAGAGTAAACATTAGATTATAGTTTGCTTTTATAATCTGATTTATATAAGTACGATAAGCATCCATATCTTTAGCCCAGCTAGGAATAACATGACCATGTCTCGCCCTTGAAAGAGCATGGGACGGTCTTCTAAAAAGTCCTATACGCTCTACGTCTTTTTCTGTCATACCTTCAGTCATAATAAATTCTGCCATAGGATGAAGAGCCCCACCATCATCAAGCTGTGCCCTCATTGCTGTTGTTTCTAAGCTTACTCTGAGCTTTGCTAGTGCGGTTGCTGACTTACCTTCTGCCTTCGCTTTTTCTATTCGAGCTTCAATATACTGATCTTTAATTTTCTTAATATGGTCTCTATGGGGCCAATAATGTTCTACTTCAATCTCTCCTACTCCCTTAAAAGCAAATTTCCCCTTGGGTTTGTTAGTTCTAGGATGAATAGTTTCATCCAGATACCTTGACATTATATTTGCTCGTTTATCGGGATGCATGTCTTTAATCCTAACGCCATTAATTGTCATACGAGAGACAGCATACTCGTTAGATAAACGTAAAAGGTTTTCTAGTCCTACCTTTTTTAAATCAGCTTCTTTCCCTTGAAAAAGTACATCAGATATTTCTCGCTTTATTATCTCAGAGAATTTAATGTTTCCACTTTTATCTCTATAAGGAGCCACCCATTCATCATAATCATACTCACCTTTTATCCACTGATCTTTCATATTTGTGTTCAGCTTAGTAATCTTTCTATTTATAATCTCAATTATTTCTTTTCCTGTTTTAGTAACACGACCTTTCTTTTTACCCTCACTAGGAAAGTTATATATCTTATCCTTATAAATTTCGTATAGTTCATCAGCTTCTTTAGCATATTTTTCATATTGTGGTTCGTTATGTTTACTTGCTAATGCCCTTTCTCTATACGCTATAGCTATATTTACTAGATCAGGAGCATCTTTTTCTAAGAGAAAAAGAAATTCAAACTCATCGTTTACTCTTTTAGCCCACCTATCTGTAGTATTGGAAAACCATAGATTAGATTTGATACCCATGTCAACCATGCGACCATAGTGAGCTATAGGAATAGCTACGTCCTTCTTGTATACCTTCCCGTCAGCAGCACGTACAGGTACGTTCTTTCTAGCAAACCAATTCAAATTGTAAGCAAGGTGCTTCTGAGAAATAGTGTCAGGAAAAAAGTAAAAATGAAACCACTTAAGAGCATAACCAGGATCATCCTTAGCCATATCTAATAAGAAATTGCGACCATGAAGACCACGCCAATAATTTATAAAGACTTTTACATCCTCAATAGTAGCAGCACCTGGGAGAACACCAGCACCAGGAATTGGAATACCAAAGGTACCGCGAAGAGAAGTAATGCCAGGAAAAGATTTACTTATATTATGAAGTAAAGTAGGATGTTTTTGAAATATCCAACGTAGTTCCTTTCGTAATCTTTTAACCTCACGTGTTTCATTTACTATACGCTTGTCTCTTGTTTTTACATCTACCCAACTATAGTCTTCAATACCTTCCCACATCTTTTTACTCATTTCATCGGCTGATGCTTCTGCTTTATCTCCAGTAACTTCTTTCTCAACCTCTTTCATTATTCTTTGTACTTTTGGGTCTTTAGAAGGTTTTTTACCCATAAATACAGCAACTTCTTCGCTAGTTATTGGTTCTCCAAGCTTGGTAGCAAGTTTATGATAATCATTTAGCCACCCTTCTATAATAGGCCTTGGTACTACAGGAGATTCAAATCCAAACGATCTAAGGTTATCACTGTAAGTAGAACCACTCATTGTTCCGATAAAATATTCAAAAAATGCTCTTTTACCAGTTGCTTCTCCTATTGTCTCAACATAACTCCTAATAAGTGCATTAATCTCGTTGATAACTGGTGCTTTTCTTTCTACTGTACGTTCCCGTTTCTTTTTATTAATATCTAACATTCTTTGAGCATACTGTGTTAATAGTTTATCAGCAGTCTTAAATATTTCTGTCAATTCTTCTGTTGTACCACCAGAATCAAGAAATGCTTTATTAGCCTTGAATACACGTCTTACGCTAGTGAGAGCAGCTAATGTTTTTGAATAGTAATCTCTTTTCTTGTCAAGATCTTTTATATTCTTTAAGTATTCAATAGGATCTTCACCTCGAGCAGTAGCAACTTTAAATTGAAGTTTACTTAGTACTTTCTCTCTAAAATAAATTGCTTCTTCAGAAGTACCATGAACAATTTCCTCTAATACTTTGCCAGCTTTAACTATTTCCTTTTCAGAGAGCCATTTAGATGGATCAGGATCATGTCTAACATTCCTAATAGCAGTAGCACGATACTCATCTAATGGAGATAACAGATCTCTTTTTATACCTTTACTCTCTATAGCACCTTCAGCCTGCCCATATCCTAAATAAGAGTTAGCAAGATCAGACTTTTCAGAAAGAGTTAAGCTTCTTTTTTTTGTATAATCCCATCCACTAACCGCTTTATTTAGTTCTTCCATGCCACGATATATAGTACCACGAATAAGACCTACTGACTTCTCATTTTCTAATACATTTGCTACTCTTTTACCATCAGGAGTTACTATTTCAATCTTATCAAAAGCAGCTTTAAAAAGTATCTCTGTAAGTTTCTCTGGGTTTATTATGCCAGTATATTTAGCTGCGTCCGCTGCCATGTTTTGGATAGCCCTAGCATATAACCTTAGTTTCTTTCCTCCGTCCTTATTTGGTTTTAATACTATATAGAGCTCACCTTTTGGGTATTCAACACTAATATTCTTCTTGGCCGCTGCTCTGATGTTTTTAATTCTTTTCCACTGACCTCTAGGAATAGTAAATGGTATTCTTTTTTCCTTGCCTTCAGTAATATCCTGAAGCATATGAATTCTTCTCTTCAAGTTGTTTGCAAGTCCTAACAACTTGTTACCTTTACGTGCATTATGAGAAATATAGAATCTTGTTAGTGGGTCTAACATACCAAATGGTGTCTTAGCCATATCTAGGTCTAAGTTACCTTCTTCCGAGAATATTTCTTCTAATTCTTTAGTTACAGGTTTCAGGAATTTTTTGCCTTTATGCCATTCTTTAGATTGTTTTTTGATACTTTCTTTAAGTGACTTCGGTAGGTTCTGGTAAATATGTACCTTATCAATATCTAAGTCCATCCCACCAAGGTAACCCATGTCCTCTGGGTGAAGTAGGATACCAGCTCCTTTCCTACCTGTGAATCCCATAAATTTGAGTATCCTAGTGCCAGAAACAGAGTCAGATGGCACACGAATAATAGCAAGCTCAAGAGCCTCATTAACTGACTCTATATCTGTTTTGATAGCTTTCCTATCTTTTGTAGGTACTCTTCTGAGTTTATTCTTTAATTCTGTACGACGAGATAGAAGCTGATCTAAGGTAAGGTTGGCTCTTATTCCATCAGCTTTTACAATAGTATAATTAGTTACAAAATTCTTCCACTTATTGTTTAAATAAAACTCACCAGGCCTCAAATTGATATCCTTTTGTAACCAAGGATCGTAGGGGACACCAATAGCTGTGCCACTATGTCCTACTACGGGTTTTACAATACGTCTAGTAGCATACTTGGCTAGTATGCGATCAGTAGTAAATCTTACTAACTTAAAGTTAATTATTGGAGCAGATAAGGCACCTGCTTCTCCTAACATTATATCTGCTCTTCTTATAATATCTGTATCGAGCTCGCTTTCTTCAAACGTATTATTATCTAGTTCTTCAGTACGATTAGTAATTGGTTTCCCCTGAGCATGTAATAACATTTTCCAAAACTTTCTATACAGTGGGCTATCAGAAACAGTAACACCATCTACTAAGTCTATGATGCGGTCTAAGCTAACCTTTTCAAATCGTTCCTCTAGAATTTCACCTTCTGCCTCAAGAAATTCCTTTATATGCTTCTCTTCTCCAGTTTTAATATACTTATCCCATTTAGCATTAACTTCTGGATCACCTGCAACAGCAGGAAGCAGAACTTTCTCAACAGCCTCGGCTACCACTTTTTTATCTATCTGAGAATTGTTGGCATTGCCTAGTAATTGTTTGACTATCTGTACATTACTGGTTGCTCTTCTGACATGTTCATAGTTCCCTGGACTAATAGTAAGCCCACTATGTGGTATTGTATATATTTCAGGATTAGGATCTATAACCTTAGTGTTCTCTGTATAAAAGTCTAGTTCACCCTTTTCATTAAGGTTTATGTCATACTTACTTCTCCTACCTAATTGTTTAGTAGCCGTGTCAAATATATAACCGTGCATATTCTTAGATTGTAGTTCTGTTGAAGCTTCTTTACCTGCTGAAAAATAAGCATATTTACCTAGTATTAGCCCTCTTCGCTTTCCAAAAAGCGTCTTAAGGGTGCTAGCAGGAACTTGAATTTCAGGTGATGGACTCTGATCAGTATATCTCATGAATCCTTTAAGAACAGCTCCATCCTTAGGAATGCCAGCGTCCTTCGCCATAGCATTGAAGACATCATCACGTACTAAAAATACACCGTCAAGATGTGCGTCATAAGATTTGTTAAGCATATCTTTTAAAATTTCTCTGTTCCATGACATTTTACCAAGCTTACCAGGAATAGCGTTAACGATAGCTAATCTAAATCCGTCTTTCATATCAGGAATATGTTGATACATAAGAGGATCCATAGTTGGCTCACCAGAATCAATAATTTGCATCCTTTGATTAAGTGTAATAGGGTCAGTAATAAATTGTCCTTCTCCTGATGTATTATATTTAATTATGTCTTTTAGTGGCATACCACCATTCATTCTTTCTATAACTGCAGCAGTTGAATAGACAGACTGTGCATATATCTCTTCTGATTCCCTGTTCTCTATTTTCTTTCCTTTCTCTCTACCGTGGTTTATCATTATCCTAAATTTAGCAAGACCTTTATTGTACTGTGATCTTGCATTGTTGACAACATTAGGATCGCTTATTTCCTCTATGAATGCGCGTGCCCAAGCAACAGCATTCTCAGGTTCAATCTGATGCGGAATAAAAATCATACGATTCTTATCTTTTACACCACTTAAGTATGTATAGCCACTTTTATGCTCTGAAAGAAAGATATTAGCTAAAGGATATCTCTTTTCTACTGTTGTAAAACCGCCTCTTTCAGTGGCTTCTTTACGGTTAACAATGAAATCGAATCCATCAAACTCCATGTCAAATAATTTTTCAACACTATAACGACGTTTAGGTGTCCCGTTACGGTTCCTTCCTACAGTATCTACCCATTCTGCGTATTCTACTACTTTTCTAATTGATTTCTTAACACCTTCAGCTAACGGTAGCATCTCAAGGAATGATTGTGGCCGATCTCGTACTATTATATGAGCTTTTTGGCTCATATCTCCTCTGTCCTTTGTGTCTAGGAGAGTAAAATAACTTTGTGTTTCCCTCAGACTAGTCCTACGCCTGTTAAAGTACCGTCTTATACCATTCCATTCTTGGCTACCCTCTTCAAATGAAACTTCCCAACTACTTTTAAGATCATCCATAAACTTAAAAAAGTCTATGTTTTGTGTGATGTCTTGCGTTCTTTTATCCATCCATAACTGTATAGATTTCCTAGAACTTGTGGGATTAGCTTTCTGAATTGTACTTATTGTAGTTTCTAAAGAGTTATCAAATATATAAGAGTTTGTGTCATGATCCTCCACAGTATCTTTTATTTCTCTATTTTTTGTTTGTAAAGAGGTTTCAGCTGGTCTGTCTTCTGGTGATGTTACTTGCTCAGATGAAGCTAATTCTGGTTTAGCTTTATCAGGCTTGTTTATTAATTCAAATTGAAATTGCCATCTATTCTTATTCTGTTGGTATCCGCTTTTATCCCAACCTTCTAATTTTGACCATTCTTTAGGAGTAATATCACTTACTTTATAAGGAGCTTTAGTAACTCTGACAGTCACAGCTTTCTTAGAGTTTTTATCGTAAAAATCAAGTATATCGCCTACTTTTAAATTTTTAACATCTGATAAGTTTCTAGTAGTAGCAGTTCTATCTCCAGATAGAATTAAATCCATAGTAGATTTCCCACTAAATTCTGGTCGCATCTTTCTACCGCCAGTACCATCCTTAAAATGCATTGGCATGGAGGGGGCGTCTCTGTGGAGGATAGATATGGGGGCTGGAGCTTCTGCAGATATAGAAATAGCATCACGAAGAACACTTTTCATATTCGCTATTGCATCTGGATCATTAGCAATAGCACGATTACCAGCCACATTAAGAGTCTTAATATTATTTTCTTTTAACCAGCTAGATAATTCTTCTACAGTTGGATTAGCAATATAAGGTTTACCAATCTCAAGGGATTGATTCTTAGTAAGTTTTGAACCAGGAGAAGTTTCTTTACCAAACAAGACAGTACCATCAGAATCTTTTATATTTTGTATTGTACGTTTACGATAAACCTTAGGATCAGCTTCGCCTTCTACCAACCCATATTCCTTTAATAATTTAGGCTTCTTTCCCTTAGAAGTTTGAAATCCAGGAGGAGCAGTACCACCTGTCTCCAATCCTATCTCTTTACCTACTTCAAGACCTATCTGATCTGCCCCAATCTGGCCCCCAGAAATAATCTTAGTTACACCTGCAGGTTTGACTTCAGCTGGAGTAGCTGCTGCTGCTTCTTCTTTTTCTACAACACGATTAATCTCTTCAACCCCTTTGCGCCATTTTGCAACTACTTCTTTAGGAGTTTTCTCTTTAATTTCTCTGGTATTATAATACTCTTCAGCGCTTTCTTTACCTTCGGTTCGTAATGTATATTCATACATTTCTAACATTTTCTTTATACTATGAACATTTATTCCTCTTTGAGCCCTTGAGTATCCCCAACTTGCAGGGTAGTCTATAAACTCATTCCGTATTGGCTCAGGCAATTCAGCAAGTTCAGCGGGAGACATAGTCTGTATTTTTTGGTTTAGATCAGCAAATTCTTGTGCTAATTTTTGAGCTTTAGGGTTATTTTTGACTGTTGGATGATCAGAGTTCCAGTTTATTTGCCGAATATCACTGTAACCAATATCTAATTCTAATGTCTCGGCATTTAATCGAGCAATCTCATCTATTATTTCTTGATTTTTTACGGATGGTTTTTTAGGAGATGGTGGAGGTTCAATTAATTCTCCTGTTTTAATGTCTCTTATATCGCCTTCAGCTGTTGCTACTACTCCTTCTTCTCCAATAGCTTTGAGATGTTCATAAGGATGCCAGCCAGTTTCCATATTATCATACCGTACAACCCAGCCCACTGCTGTTTCTCTTATCCTTTGAACTTGTGTGCCCTCCATCTCTTTTATCCCTTCAGGAAGGTCAACTAAAATTGCGTTAGGGTTAAATTCAGGTGCATCAGGTATAAATTTTTGTTTTATGAAGCTCTCTTTCTTTTTTCCTTCAACGTCAACAATAACTTTATAGCCTTTTTGGGTTTTCTTGATGATTTCTGCTTTCTTGCCTGAATGTATTCCACCTATTACATCTACTATAGCTCCTTGAGGTACAATCCCTAGACTCTCAAACTCTTGTAGAAATGCCTCAGTCATATCAGCACGGTTTTCACTGGCCTTTAGAATTTCTTGTCTAGTTCCTTCTGGGAGATCTGACCAGCCAGTCATCTTAGTAGGATCTTGCCAATCTTCTCGGGACATAAAGTTTGGGTTCTCAGGATCGTTCATTATTTTGGCTGCATGTACCTTTTCTGCTGGTACAGCATGAGCACCAAACCATGCACCTAATAGATATTCATAAACCTGTAGCTCTGTGGCATCTCCTCTCATTGTTGAGGGTAACCCTGTAAAAGCAGCACCTGCCATACCTCTTACTACTTTCTCTGCTGTTACTACAACTTGTGGATCTGTATCCTTTAGAAGTTTTCCAAGTTTAACATAGTTGCCTATGCCACCAAACACAGCACCCATTTGAGCACCGCCTATAAATCCTTCCATCATAGCATCAGTACCCTGTTGCCAGTTAGAAACTGCTGAAGCTGCAGCAAGATGAAACCCACCACCTACGATAGCCCTGCCAGCCGTTCCTTCACGTAAAAACTTAACAGCTTTGAGTGCTTCTACGTTTCCTAGTAGCTTACCGACGCCTTTAGTGGCTACGTCAGCAGCTATCATAGGTACAGATGGTATCTTTACACCCCATTTACTAGGTCTGACCTTTAGGACATCTTTTATAGCGCCAGGAATCTTGGTCTTACCTAAAGTTGCTTCAGCTAGACTTAATGTTTTAGCACTTTTAGCAGCCTTAGTAGCAAGAGAAGCCCCGCCCATAGCTGTTCTACCCAATAAACCTAGACCAGGTATAAAACCTACAAAGCCAAGTAAATGACCTATATTACGTGATATTGCTTCTGCTGTGTTTCGGGGATCGTCACCAGTATGGATTGTAGTAAGACCAGAAGCAAAACCAGAAAGTGCCTGACCAACCGTATTAAAAAGGTTAAAGTCAGCACCATCAGGGTCTTGTTCTATATCTACACCGAGATTTTGAGCTCGTTGTTGGAGTGCTTCGACTTGTTCCTGAGTAAACCAATCAGGATGTTCTCGATAGAGACGACTATCGTGTAAAAGTTGCTTCTCTAAGAGTTCTTGTTGATAAGAAGATAACATACTAAGTGTGACACCTAATATGTTATGGAATCATCGGTAATAAGCCAAGTAATCCAAGTCCAGCTTTTTCCTCTGGAGTTCCACCCATTATACTAGGAACAGCTGCTAGTCCACTTAGTTGCCAGCCCGAATAAGGTATTGTAGAGGTAACTGGCCCTTGTCCTAGTGTAACACCAGGTCTTCTTACAGGCATCATAAACCCACCTATTGCACCTTGTATACCACTTCCTATTGGAGCAAAGATATCTCCTTCTCCTATTTGTTCCAGTGCTTGCTGACTACCAAACATACCTGCACTTACCATAGCACGTCTTGTTCTATCACCACGTTCAAGCAACCATTTAGCTGCTTTCTGAGCATTTTCATGTGTTGCTGCGTCATTCAGTGCCTTTGCTACTGAACCAGTAGTAGTGTCAGCACCCTTCTTAGCCATCTTAGATATCGTTTTAGCAAGAGTTCCTTCAGCTTTCAACAAGCTTTTACCTGCTGCCAGTGATGACAAACCTTTCATTCCTGATGTTGCTAGCTTCTTACCAACTGCAAATGGGCCTGTCATTAAACCCGCAAGGCTACCACCCCAACCTATATATTTTTCAAATTCGGTAAGTGGTTGTGTCATCATAGAGTCAGGAAATAATCCAAATGTCATTGTGTCAGCAAGATTAGAGAAGAATACTTTAGCTGCCCTAGTTGTGCTGAACTCTGGCTGAAATTGTATTCCTGCAGCTGCTGCTGCTGTTGCTATTGATGCTATCTCTTCATCTGTATAGGCACCTGGGTCATTTTTATAGGAACGTATAATGAGTGACAGCGTCTCGTGTTCGCTTAGTTTTTTAATCATGTTAGTTTTCCTTTGTTATTTTCTTGTTAATTTTAACTTGACCTCCTAGCTGCTCTTATCGATTCGAGAGGATAAGGATTATTCATGTAAGGTGGTAGGTTGTTTCTAAGCTTACTCTTATGATACTTTCCGTTATTTATATATATATCAAAATATTGATCAAAATTCACTTTGGTATTCTCGTCATATTCTGTGACTACATCCACAAATTCCCAGCTACGTCCATCATCCCAAGCTATTTCGCCAAATTCTGTTCTATCCGCGTCATAGCTACTTATGTGTTGAGTTTGAGGATCAAAAAAGTAAATTTTACCTTTCTTAAGTTTACCCGATCCCTGCTGCTTATCCTGTCCTATTCGTTTAATTCGTATTAATCCTCTTGTCGTTCCCTCGGACATCAGGTTATTTGAGATTGTCTGTGGATCAGTAGAAACCCCTGCACCTTGTGTGTTTGTAGCAGACGGATTTATGTTTGCAGCACCAGGTAGCGGAGCGAAGTAATTATTAGTGTTGGTGCTAGCGTAGGGATTCTGGTTTGGATCTGTTTGAAAACCAGGGGGAATTGGTGCATTTTCACTCAGAAATCTATTTCTTTCGTATTCATCTCGATCCTCAATTAGATTATCTATATCGTCTATTGAAGTTAAACCTGCTTTGGTTTTTATAATGAAATCCATCATAGTATTTACACCACCAGGGATCATTGTGCGTATATTTGTAACTGGATCAGTATAGTAAAATAAGTTGCTATGTTGAGGATCTCCCATACTATCCACTATAAAATCCTCATACTGTATATTTTTGAGTCTTCTTGCACCTTGGTGGCTGCGGAATTGATCCGTATATTTAACGAGGTTAGCTATAAGATTTTCCTTCGCTGCGGCTTGTGCATTTTGAGTCTTCAGAGTGTTTACGTCTGTTAAAGTTCGCAACTCCATGTCCGACACCACCCGTTTTTTATATTTTGCATCTTCCTTAAGTCCTTCAGCAGATGCCTGATCTGCGAATGTACCTTCGTCATGCGCCTTTTGATTACGGATTTCTTGCCTATTCGCAATATCAGCATCTTTCTGCTGAGCGAATGTACCTTCTTCATGCTCATCTCGAAGACGTGCTTCTGCGGTTTCATACAGCTTTAAACGATCTCTTTCTAGAAGATGCTCTAGAACACTAAGTTTTGCCTCCTCTTTTTCTCGCATTCCTCGATTAAAATCAAATTTATAATTACCCATTTTTATTGTTCTCCTGTAAAATCATTAATCCACCGTATTCCAGTCATCGTACGCAAAAAATATTAGCCATCCTTTTATGAATAAAGATCTCCCCCAACCCCTAGAGGCACACCATCATCATCAATCTGAGTGCCGCCTGAACCGAACATTGAGCCTATAAGACTGCCCGCCGACGATATAAGTTTCCCAGGCATGCCACCAGTAGCGAAGTTAAAAGCGCCTTCAGCGAGCCCTGCTTGCAGTCCTGCTCTTTCTGTAGCAAGATCACCAGCAATACCACTAGCGCTTACTCCCTGGCCTGTAAATGCACTTGCCGAATTCATTAAATTTGTACCCATACCTATACCTTGAGTATACATATTTTCCAAGCCAGTACGTGTTTGCTCACCTATACTACTCTTATTCTGAAATTGTTTTCTAAGGGCAGCAGCTATACCACCGCTTTCGCCAGTCATTGCCATTTGATTTCCTATTTGGTTAGCACCAAAAGCCATCGAATCTCTTAACTCTCGGTTTAGTCTTGCCCCATACTGAGAATAAAAAGGATCTGAAAAGTCTAATAGCCCCTGTCCTTTGTCAAAGATGTTTTGACCTTTATCCATTAAACCACTAGACTGTCTATTTAGTATACCTTGTTGGTTTTTTAAGGTATCTAAGCCCATTATTTTTGTTAACGCAGACATATTAACTCTCCTTTAGTGTTAAATTAACTCCAGCCCATCCTTCTTTAGTACGAGCTTCTATCTCATGACCACCAGAACTCTTCTTAACAACTTTTATATCTCCTGGCTTACCTGATGAACTTTTATCTGCATCCGTGCTAATCTTATTCACAGACTGTATAATATTATTAATATCATCATAAATTTGTTTTACTATTCTATTCATAGAAGGATCTTCTACATTTGGCATTCTTTTATTAGAAAGACTCATTTTACTGGTAGTGGCCTATAAATGATACCTATTGAATCTACTTCACCTGTATTGCCAACTGGCACAACCTTTACCTGGATTGCCTTAGCCTTTTTATCGTTAGTTGCTATTTTCTCGCTTGTTAATGATGTGTTGGGTGCACTTCCATTCATACCATAAGTGGCTGTACCAGAACCTACCAATCTTATTTTATAGAACATCTTATCCTGAGTATCTGCTCCTAATGTGATCAATTTTGTTTGGTATTCCCATGTTCTACGAGTGTCAGCATTAGCGAGATAATGTATAAGTTCATGACTTGTTCCTATATATGATTCCCCATTCTTTCCTGACACATAACATTGAGGAACATGAGTTTGACTTAAATCTAATAAATCCCATCTTTTTCTTGATAGATTATAAGCCCAGCACGAATATCTAGTAAACCCAGTATTTTGTGGATCTCCAGCTTTAAAGAAAACTAGTAAGCTAGTTCTAAAAGGATCAAATGCTAGTACTGGATCAACAGTAACATCTCTATGCTGCCAGGGATAATTGGCGGTATCAGCATCATCGATTATGGCATCTCCTATAATTTGCGGGCTAGAACCAGTATGCATATAGATATTATGATCGCTACAAAAGAACATTCCATATTCTGTTGTTAGTACAGCTCTTTGACTTGTACATCCAATACCCTCAAATATATCTTCTACGAAAAAGTTATTTGGTTCTATCCTATATGTATTACTCTTATCAAAAGCATAGACTCTTCCGCCAAAAGTAGCTAGTGCAGTAGGAACAGTAGGTAATCTTAAAAAGTCTTTTGACCAATCAAAAGTATCATACTTATATGGTTTAGACCTAAACAAGTATTGTTTTGCGTCATCGATATTAGGATGTGCACACTGTCCTACAAAAAGTTGAGAGTTAGCTTCAGTAGCAAGCCCATATGATACAATAGGATTTGTTAATAGCTCATCAATCCCAGTAATAGCATCATAAGAAGCACCAGGATCTGTATCATCTGTAAATTCATACGTAGCATTAACGTCACCATTATTATCTGTTGTTACATCCCATGCATTATCTGAAAGAGAAATGTTTTTAACTAAGCGAAAGAACACGTTAGGCTCAGTTTCAGTGTCATCAGCATTTTCGGAACGATAAATTGAGATGCCAGTAAGTCTTTTATCAATATTCCCTATTTTTGTTAATGTGAGTGTTATATTAGCATCCACCCCATCTTCATCAATAGCTATTCCGTCTAAAGGATAAGTATGCTCAGTAAGTACTGATTCTTGATAACCGTCATATATAAAACTTGCTTTCCAAAATACTCTTTTCTCAGTACCAGTAGCCTGATCAGCAATAGCAAGAGAAAAAGGAACTACACCTAATTGATCAAGAGAGTAAGTACCAAAGTCATGGGTTAATGTATCAATTTTAGGTGTTTCTTCTTGTCTGGCTAGATATAGTAACGGTTCTGTTGTTCCAGTAGAATGCCCGATTAATGATTTATAGACATCTTCAGTGTAGAAAGTTGTCCAGGTTTGTACTGTACCAGCATATGTGTTATCATTAACCCCTTGAAAAACTTTTATTACAGTGCCATCTGCTACATATAGAGAGTGATAAATGGGTGCTTCTCTTTCCGTCTGTATCATATTTACATATCCTGACGTTATTTGATGATTATTCGAGCTTCCTTCTGTATCAAAGACACTCATAGAAGCATAGTCATCTATTACTTTATTTTCATGATCCTCATGTATTTTATTAACAACTTTTTCAGCTACTATATTACCCCAAGATACTTTCAGTAGAGGGCCATTGAAGTTCGAAGCGACCATGTTATCATTATATTGACAATACCACCCAACAACACTACCACTACATTTAATCAAACTTCGTATAAAGGTTTTAGGCTTTTGCTCGTCACCGCTAGAACTTACGTTTCCACTGTTATATTCTATCCATCCTCCATCTTCATTTGCTCCTATAAGTCTTGGTGATCTTTTTGTAAGAGTAAGATCATTATCGTTAGCCCCTGGTTTAGGAGCATTATAGATGGCACAGGAAGCTACTCTGTTTGGCGAGTAAGCTGCGAACCATACTTTATTATCTGTAGTTATTATATCACTGAACGTAAGTAACCAACCAGCCCAATCGGGCATAACAAACCTATGACTATATGTTATTGAAAAGTCGTCCCAATCCATCTCATGTAACTTATAAATTTTGTTATCAGCATTTATACGATCTAGTATATATAACTTTTCATCATCGTCATCATAATGTATCCCACATATACTTGTGAATAATACACTATTAGTATCAATAGCTTCAGTATCGGCATTTATTCTGTATAGGGTTGATGAGCCAAAGGCAGCTCCAAATATCCAATCGTGTTCAACTGGAAGAAGACGGACACGCTCTAAGTAATCAAAAAATGTTAAAGCGGTAAGAGATGTTATACCAGCTGTTGTTACTACAAATTCATCTATCTCAGTTCCTAATCTCTCATTCTTTATATAGCCCGCCCATGTAGGTGGAAGGTCACTTCCTAGCCCTATATGAACTTCTTTATTATGTACTGTCATTACAGAATTACTACCTACTGCTCTACTTGTTATACTTTGTGTACTAGGATCTTCTATGTCCTCTATTAATCCTACTCCATTGTGATTAAGATAGACAAGATTATTAGTATCATTATTTCTAATGATTTTCCCTGATTGGATATTATTTGCAATGGCAGGAACAGATGTCCAGTCCCACCGATCACCCAGAGTAAATCCTGTGGTGGAGCTAAATTTTATCTTTAAACCAAAGTCATCACTAAGAACTATGTAGCTTGTAGAGCATGCTACACCCGTTGCCTCGTAAGTTTGACCCCCGTCATTTGACCATTTGAATGTATTTTGGGAAATGCTACTATCAATTATTACTGTATAGCTTGTATTTTCTGTACCAACATAAGTACCATCGATTGTCAAGCCATTTGATGATATGGGTGTAGCCATTATTAACCTTGCGATTCTCCTAAGAATTCTAGGGTTCCATATATACCTGTAGGTTCAGCAGTATTTTCCCAGCCACCGCCAGTGGCATACTTATCAGATGGTACTCCTTTTAGAATGCCATCATGTGTTACGCTGTCTAGGTTTAAGCTGTAATTAGCTGCGTCTTCAGGGATATCCCTTATGGAAGGCGTAGTCATAGTGCCTGTTATGAATTTACTTATTTCGTGTACTTTTTTGGGCATTATTTATCGTCTTGGATAGTCTTCATGTTCCATTGGCCAGTTCCAATTAGGTTCTGTCCCTCGGAGGGATGCATCGAGGCTAGTTGGTCTTGTATAAAGATGATTATCTCCCAAAAAAGTCTCCATATCATCATATGCCGTATGCCAAGTTCTCCAACGATCGTCTGGATTCGCATCCTGACCTCTGGTTTGGTATGCGTCACGCATATTATTCAATAGTGCATCAAACTGGTTAGGATCAGAAACTTGATTTTTCCATCTATTTAGAGCCTCGTCAACCACTTTAGTATCGCCTGCCGATAAGTTCGGCTGTTCGTTAACAACCAATCCCTCTACACCACGCATAATTTTCCGAGCTAAGAATTCCCTGTCGAAATTGTCTAGATTTCCCGTGTGTTCTTTCTGCATTTTTCTAAATAGTTCTTTATTCGGAGGATATATATCTGCAGAAGTAGCATAATCCATTCGTGTTCTTTTTTGGGGGTTAGGGACTACTCCACCCTCTTGCATACTATAAGGATTACTATATTTATTTCTGTGATTATCACGATATTTTTGCATATTCTGTTCCATCCAAGATGACCTTCCACCATTAGGAACTATCCCACCTTCTTGCATTTCTGGAACTTTCGATTCTGTCCACACACCACCTTCGTTTCTTATTTTATATTGTTCTGGCACACCATACAAGTAATCTTCGATATAGTTCCTATCTCCCCACCCCCTCATATGCTGATATATGTTAAGGGGATCTACGTGTCTCCAGGCTTCTTTGGTGATAGGGGAATTTTTTGAATACCCCTCCTCAACGGGATAATTCAGAGCTGCCTCATAAACTCGTCGTGTCTCATTTACTGACCCAGGGTGCTGTTCACTAACCCCCACTGGTTGTGGGCCAGGGCCCGAATAACTTCCTTCGACATAACGACCATTTTCCCATCTTCCTGAACGATCAAAGCCTCCATCATTCTTTGGATCCCATCTCTTGCGATCTCCTTCCGCCTTTTCAGCTGTTTCAGTTGGGTATAAACGTCCATCCCAAGTAAAATTCTTTTTACCTTCTGCCTCGGCATTTGCAAGTGATTCATTAAATTCTCCTTCTCCAATATACGATCTCTGTTTGCCTACTACACCTTCTTCAGTTTTATATAAACGTCCATCCCAAGTAAAGGTCTTTTTGCCTGCTGCCTTGGCATCTGCAAATGCTTTATTAAATTCTCCTTCTCCAATATATGGTCTCTGTTTGCCTACTCTCGCCATTTCTTCAGTTACTACTCCACCTTCTTGCATACCTTTCATCATAGGCCATTTCAAGTCAGAGCTGGTATCACCGAAGTGTGACTTCATCCGTCTCACGTTTTCATACTTCTTCCTCAGCGTCTGCTCCACTCTGTCCTCTTCCATTTCCTTCGCCCGTATATATTGTTCCTCCCATGCTGACGGTGATGGCGGTCTATCGCCTTCCATGCGCCCCAATCCCTCGTATCTTGGACGCTGCCTTCCAAATCCTTTCTCCTGCGAGGGGGTCTTTGCTAGTTCAGGATATTGGTTTAAGACATTGCTTACTTTATCTCTAGGTACTACTAGTTCTCCTGGCTCTAATAGTGTAGGTACTTTATCACCCCTACCTTCTCCTGGAACCATACCACCACGTTGCATACCGTCCATATACTTAGTTAGTTCTTTGCCGTACCCTCTCTCGGGCCAATTTTCCGACGCGCCTGATTCTTGATAGGGGAGGAAGGATCTTCGTATTCCCCCTCCCATATACTTAGTTAGTTCTTTGCCGTAATTCATTTTGGTTTCCCCTTGATATTCTTCTTTCTTCTACTATCTGGTGGTGTTCCCTGCCATGGGCCACCGACCTTATTACTAGTAACAATGTTTTTATCTTTGTCCTTCTTTGCCATTACATATAGAATGGGTGCCAAGTACCTGTAGTCTTGGCAACTCCATTTTCATTAACATAAACGTCTACTATCCAAAATCCTGTATGTGATGACAATCTCTTGCCTCTCATCCAAGCTGTCTGTCTCTGAAATGCTCCAGCACTATAACAGTGTATGTGTCTATCGAAGAGATACATACTCTTGTGTACATGACCAAACAACATAACATTCGGTTTCTGTCCGCCAGTAAGAGATTCTATTATCTTCTGTATCCTGTAACTAACTGCATAACTACTGCCATCTTCTCCATGCCACAACCTAATAGTAGCACTATCCCCGAGAGCAATAGTTCCCTCGTCATGACCAAGAAATTCAGCGTGTTCGATAGCATCACATATATCCTTTACTATTATAGCACCATTACTTTTTATATACCACCTGTCATGATTACCATCAATGATATATAAAGGGGCAGGACACCTAGCCATATATTCAATAGCTGTTTTCTTTTGTTCATGATATCCTATTTTATCAAGTTCATATACATGGCCAGCCCTGTTGGACATCCCTTCAGTTAAGTCTCCTACCTGACAGATGATGTCACATCCTTCTTTTTCAAATTCTGAAAATGCAATGTCAACAAGCTCATAAAGACAGTATTTACTGCCGAAATGAATGTCACCCATTATACCTATTCTTGTTCTGTCGCCCTGTAGATCAATAACTGGTATACTAGGTTGACCTGGTGTAACCCTACCACCTTTTGCAATAGCTTCGAGTTCTTTTGGCGAATATTGCTCAGATATCCTTCGTAGTGCTGCACTTTTATCGATATCGGGTATATCAAACCTTTGTTTTGATTCTCGTATGTAACGCCTTAGTGTACGTGGTTTGATACCATAACTATCACAAGTAATGTCTTCACCATGAAGCAAATAATATCCAAGTATCTCTTCTACTCTTTCCTTACTTATTGCCATATTATGACTCTAGTTGTGAAACAGCTCTTCTGAACCATCCGTACCAGAACTTCATCTGTGATGGTTTCTTCTGAACAAGCTTTGCATAGTGCAAAACATTGTACGCAACCACTCTATCAATTTCAAGCTTCTGGCACGCCTCTGCTGTCATTCGTCCAATTCTGCCATCCACAGTGATTAATTTATCTTTTTTGTTCTTATTGTTAGCCGCTTTCTGTAATATCTTGACACCTCTTCCACCTTTGTTGACTACCATATCAAATGTAATTCCTTGCAGATGTTCTGGTAGCATAGAGATTTTGTACTTTTTCCAGTAGAACTCCCAATAGATCTTGACTGCATCTGCTTTTGTAAGATCAAGAATATTAGTGTCAGGAAATGCTCTCTTACTTATGCCAAACTTAGTCTCACCCCCAGCATCATCTGGGTCTTTACTGTATCCTCCTTCATGATCCAAAACCTTTGCTACTTCTTTCATGAAGATTTTACTGTATGCTAAATCAGTCATGTTACTTTCTTGATATCCTTTATTGCCTTACCTAGCTTAGTTAGTTTAGCAGAATAGGCAGCTCCTACCCACAGTACAATGAGCCCCATTAGTGACTCGTATAAGGAGACGGTCAACACATCAACGTAATAGAGAGCAGAACAGGCAAGAGCTGCCATAATTCCCATTTGTCTCTTTTTTGAATTTTCCCCAACAAAAAGCCCTACAACATTGTTAATTAGTTTCATTTCATTCTCCTATTTTAATAGATTTCTAACGGTAGCATAGAGCATACCGACAAATCCAGTTACCATTACCCACAAAACCTTTACGGATGATTTGCGGAAGTTAGTATTTCTGTCTACTGCACCTTGCAACCCCAAATCTTCGTGCTTTGCGGGGTCTCCCATCAGACATACCTTAATATCATTCACAACACTTGCCAGTTCACTGCTCTCTTGCCTGTGTTTTTTAAGCACATCTAATACAGTATGCAAATCTTTTCTTTCGTCTCCATTCACTTTAATCTCTGGCCTCTAATGTTTTTTCTACGTCCTCAATAGTTGCACCAAGAGCTGCATCATACGCTGTCAAAATTGCGTACATCTTTGAGTTTTGTGTAGTATGAATAATAGAAGATACGTTATCTTCAATACTTTGTGTTAGAATATCTACCACCTGTTGGTGCCAGAGATTAAAGTTTTGAATAAAGTCATCTGGAATACCCGCTCGTTTTGCGTCCGCAATATAACTGGTTACGGTGGCATTCAAATTTCTTGTAACTACTTGGTTTAGTTGAGCATCGGTCATAATATCAAAATCATTATTCCTTACAAGGTCTTCTAAAGCCTCTTGAAATGCAACAAACTTAATTGTTAAAAATTCTCTAGCATTGTCTGAAACTTGTAACCCTGGAATAATCAAATCAACCCACGTATCAGCATGAGTAAATAAAGAATGATTGAGGAGAACAGATGTATCAATGATACCTGCCTCCATTTTTCTTTGTTCCATCCACTCTTGAATTAAAGTTACACCCATTGGCGATAGACCAGTGATAAATGCAACCACAATAGCAGCCATATTTTTATTTATAGCCATTTTACTCATCATCCTTCCATTTGGGTAAGCCAATCTTTAGGTTCATTTTCTTCATTGTATATATGCAGAGGACACTGACTGCTATCCAAAATAAGTGCGGATAGTTCACCCTCAGATAAGTCATACCCTGATACAAAACACCGACAATCATTGGTGCTAGTAAAACTCGGTTCACTTCTTTTATTGATATTATCCATTCTTACTCTTAATCCATTACTCGTCTACCAGCCACTCTAGTACGATAGCATCTGCAGCAGTAATCTCAGCTTGAGCTATACTTGCCAAGGTTACTTTCTTGACATTCAGCTTTATCTCTTCTTTCAACATATCTTCCAGTTCATTTACGTACTTTTTCCACCCTTTAGATTCGGGGTCTATTACAAACCCTTCTCCATTTTTCTTGCCATATTGCTCGACAATCTTAGT